TATTGTTAATATCTTTAACCATTTGTACGTCAGCACATTCTTCTATGTTAGCTTCGTATTCTCTGAACAATCTATCGATACCTTTTAAGTCTGGTTCACTAGCTTTATTAGCATCATCATCATCATCACCTACAATACCAAGTATTGCACACATGCCATAACGTCTAGCATAGGTAATAGAACCACCAAGTTTTTGTGGATCATTAGAATCTTTAGACACTAAAGGTATACCACCATCTCTCATTACATTACCTGATATATGCATCAAGTTAGTTTGCAATACAGTACCTTCACCTTTATCTGATTGCTTTACTACTTGATGTAATGCAAAGTTGTGTTCTTTTAATACAGGCTTAACTGTCTTCAAGCAAGTAGGCAAGTCTGCAAACTTACTCTTGAAGTGTGGGTTAGTACCTGACTTATACGGATTAGTAACTGCATGTAGCAAGTTAAAGAAATCTGTATTAAAATCAGGTTTAGTTTTTTTATCTGTCATTATCATTCTCCTTTGATTTAGTTACAACAAGTGTACCTTTCTTGTTGCGTGTTATTACATAATTACTATTAGGATACGATACTTTCTTTGCATCCTTTGGTACTAGTAACTTAATCTTCTTCTTCGTTTCTTCGAAGCCTTCGATAGCACCAGAGTATTGGTCTAATGTAGAATCTAATCTTACATACTCTGTATTATCTATCATGTTATAGTCCTTGTATTCATTGACTAATATGTCAGATACTATTTCTTTATCTGAATCACTAGGCTTACCTATTACTGGTGGTTGCTTATCGTTTTTAACAAACGACCAGAACCTTATCATCTTAGATTTTAGTCTATTCCAAAACTCCTCATTGAAATCTACACGTAATACTTCTGGTGTATCATTGCCACATATGATAGATATGTAACAATAACTATCACCAAGTATATGCATATAGTGATGTAACTGTGGTGCATAGTATCTAGCTTTTACTTCTGGACTTACTCTACTGTTACTGTGTTTACACTCTAGTATATATTCCAATCCATTTATTCTTACAATAGCATCAAGATGTGCGTATAATGTTATGCCATACAATTCTCTAGTGTAAGTATGAGTGGATTCAGATATACCATGAAATGGTTTGTGATGTTTACGTAACCAATCTACATGAAACGACTCAGTATATGTACCAAGTTGCACCTGAAAGTTATCACTTAAATCGTCTTCTAATCTTTTATTAGTCTTTAGTTCCCAGAGTTTTACTGGGTCATAGTTATGCCATATACTATTAGCATCACTACCACCAAGACCAATGGTTCTATCAAAGTTCTTCATTACATTCTCCTTTATTAAATTATTGTAATGCATTTCTGCATTGTAATCAACATAAAAAAAGCCAGTAACTAAGGGATGTTACTGGCTCGAGGTCGGAGAATGTTTACTGTATTGTTGCAATACGTGAGTAAGACACTTTGCACCAATTATAAAAGGATAACATTTGATCTAGCTTTGTGTCAATAGCTTCTCGTAAGGTGGCAGGCAAAGGGAAAGTATTATACTTATGAGTCTTTAATACTTTGACTGTTGCTTCTTGTAATAACAATGGTGGAATATCTCTTATAGATTCTATGTAAAACTTTAGACCTTCTGCCCTGGGCATTTCTACTTGGAAGGTATCAGCTAATACTTTTAAGAATGGTATTATCTTTTTGTCTTGTTGTTCTACACTACAGTTCCAATGTAAATCTTTTTCTACACTATACAACACACGACTGATACGTTCCTTAACTTCAGTCAACTCACTGTTATTTTTTATCTGTTCTAATTTGTCGTACGTTACTGTTGCTATTGTATCTATCAAGATAAGATCTGATTGAGTCATTGTTGTTGTTACTAACTCTATCTTGTTTAGTATAGGCCTTGGTCGTTGATGTAGCTTTATCCAATCTGAAAGATTTACGACACCAGAACCTGAAGCAAGCTGACCAGTCGTACTTTCTTTCCCCTCTTGAAAGGTAGTAGTCTCGAAATTGATCTGTTTCATAATTTAAATCTCCGTCTGTTGCATGTTGATATGTATTGAAAAACCAGAGTTGCAACTTATCATCTGGCATCCACTCGTCATCTATTGGTTTAATGGTATAATCTCTGCCCATGTTTCTATCTCCTTTGCTGGTATACTATGTACCTTAATGAAGTTCGTTGCTTCAATAAGACTTACTTTTAATTTGTATACATCTGTAGTTACACCCACCACGTCTTCAATAACTTGATATCCTCGGTGATCGTTAGGTTCAAGTGTCATGTATCTAAAGTCTGGTGTAAATGTACACATCTTTTTATTCTGTACAACTGCATCATAAGTAGGTTTGATTTCTAAATCAGTAATAGATTTATTCTCTAAAAATTTTACAAGCTGTAAGTATCTATCTGCTTTAGCATTGGATTGAAAGTAAATCATCTCTCCATTATATGCTTCGTATCTACCTGTCCTAGATTTCTTTACGGACTTTGTTGTAGTGTTCTTCATGTATGTACTCCCATACTGTTTGTGCTGTTGATTCTCTTAAACAAAACTCACCAGTATTTATTCTATGGTAAGTACTATCTTGTATACCAGACTTACGGAAAGCCTCTCGCAAGTTGATACCTTTTTTATCTGCAACTAAAGTAAGTTGTTCCATGTATGTATTTAATTTTTTCATATCATTATCATACTCATCTATTGCATAAGTGCAAGGCTTTGTTTATGCCCAGATATTAGGGACAGGAATAATTTAATCATTTTTCTCTGTACGTTTTTTATGCCTGAACCTTACACTTATTATCCATAGATAGGAAAGTTATACTTCTTTCTTATTCTACTTGCAGTCTTGGGACTCATGTTTTGTATGCCTTTTAATATCTGCAATACAAATGTATAAGATAAATCCACTTCATAAGTAAGTTGTGTAACAGTTAGTCCTTTGTCTTTGGCTATCTGATACAACATCTTACTATGATGATGAGGTACATCTTTAAAATCTTCTAAGTTTATTGATGACCTACCCATTCTTATTCTCTTTTTTTTTTCTATATGCTATATGTCTTTTAGGTTCATAAGTTTTCTCTATCATTTCTACTACACCTATAACTTTATCAAGAGTCCAATTACAATCATGTATATTATAGATGCCACCTGATCTATTGTAATGCATGTACTCTATCTCTCGTACCTTATCTTCTATATCATTCTCATCTATGAAATCTATATACACATCAACCATATCTTTGACACGATTAACTGCACGTGCTATTTCATGTAGCATACTCATGTGTTCACTTCTATACATGACTATCCTCCGAAGCTAGTTGTGATTCTGCTTCATACGCATCACGTATCTCTTGACGTTTAGTATTAAAGTAATCAAGACAATCCCAGTAATCATCAAACACTTTTAGATCATATGCTATTGACCAATCATCTTGAACAAACCCACTCCAACTATTTAATTGTTCAATCATTTCATAATAAGTATATGAAAAGATCTGTGGTTCATCTGCAAAATCTACCATCCAGAATATATCTTCACCACTTTTGATTCTGTCTTGTGTACGTTTACATAATGTTGGAAATATTTTTTCTCGTTGCTCTTGGTTTATCATTTAATTCTCCTTTATATTTATATACATATCTTTGCCTTGTCTTGTTGCAAACCATATGCGTTGTTGTTTACCATGTGTAGATTTACGTGTACCATTAGCTTCGATATACCCTTCACGTTCTAACCACACTCTAGCTGTTCTATACTTAGATGTAATCACACCATCTTGATATGCTAGTTCTTCATCAGTCATACCAGATAGTCCACCTATCTCCATGATTAATTCTAGTACTCTGTCTTTAGCTTTACGCACCCTACCTATTTCTTGTTTGGCGGCAACTCTACTTGTTTCAGGATCGGTAGTCCTTACTATATTATACCATTCATCTTTCTGCATAATCATTCTCCTTAATATATTGTTATTAAAATAATGTACATCCACACTATTATATTTATACTCCATATAATTTTTACTGCGTACATGTTCACCTCCTATACTGCTACTTGTTCTATGCTATCTATCTTATTAGTTACATCCCTAATGTAAAAGAAAGATTGACTAGCATACTTACAAGCAGAACGTAGTGCATCTGGCTTATCTCTAAGAGCCTTAGCCCATGACTTTAAGTAATGCACATGGTCTTGCCTGGTTGTGTGTAACATACCATACTTAGCCATGTGAAAACTAGCACCAAGTTCTGCTATAAGTTCTTCGAAAGCATAATCATTTGATGCAAACGAACCTGATAGTGTACGATTACATCTAGTCTTATGCCCACTCCAATGAGTAATCTCATGGAATAATGTTGAGTAGTAACTCTCTGTCTTCTTAAATGCTGTGTGTTGTGGCATCATGATCTCATCTGTACTTGGTATATAACAAGCACGATTACTACCATGTGTTATCTTTGCATCTAATCTACTCACTTGTTTATCTATACTTTCTATTCGTGCATATTCTGTAGCTATATTTATTCTATTTAATAAATAATCTTTTAGATCTTCTATTAATATAGAGTCACCACTTACATCATCTATAGAATGTATTGCTACTGCTTTGAATCGTTGTATAATTTTTTCTTCACCTGTTTTTTTATCTTCTGTCTTGAATGTCATTGGTTGCCACAATGGTCTACCTGATCTAGGTGCTGGATGCAATCCAATCTTATTCCATTGATTGTATGTACCCCAGATAGGTGTTGAGTATCCATACTTGTAGTTCAAATGAAACTGATTCCATCCTGTGTATTGGTATCCATCTACATTCATATGCAGATTAGTAATCCACTTGGGTACAAATGGTTGTTTCATGTCATGTGATTCCATGTCACGTATAATACCCTCGGTGATTTCTTTTATGTTATCTTCAGCTAATGTTTTAATGGACATGTCTATCCTCCCTATAATATTTTCTCCATGCTTGTTGAGTTTGTTGTGAAGCTAACTGAAAACTATTGTAATCTTTTCTTTTGATTAGTTGTTTGAGTTCACTTAACAATATACTTTTATGCTCAATCCATAGGTCATGTACTTGTGCTATATTATCACTACGATATTTCTCAAGAAAGTTTAATCGTGCTTGTAGTGTTACAATAGATAGATAAGCATAAGCTAATCTCTTTGCTCGATAGTTGTACTCCATCATAAACTTACAACCATTCTCTATCATCTGTCTATTCAAGTATCGTTCATGTGTTTGTTCTGCTATTACCTTACTCATTATTATTCTCCTTATAAGTTTCAATGTACTTAACTAGCTGTGCTTTCTCTGCAATATATTTATGTAGTAACTCTGCTTTGATCAAAGCCATGTCACTACCTGAATTGATCTTCATGCTATCTTGTAAGCACAATATAATATGATCTAGTAACTGCACGTTGTCTTTGTTCTGCATATATTCTTCTGACTGTTGACGAGTCAGTGATTCTTGTATTAGTTTTAACATATCATTCTCCTTGGTTATATTATATATATACAATGCATAAGTGCAAGTATTATATGAAAGTATTTGCACGAATCTAGCATTAGATTATTATAGTTTGAGAGCAGACCTAGAGGGTGGGGCTTGGTGCTTGCGATTACAACCACCCCTATCCTAATGGGACATAAAGTCTTGAGGATTATACAGATCATTTAGAATAAATCTAATTTGGATTGCATAAGGGCTTGCCCTTTGCTCGATTGTCTGTTCGAAAACAGACTCGTGCCGAAGGCAAAAATTTTTTTTTAAATCGGCACAAAAAAAAAGGGCTACC